CCGTCCCAGTTGTGGTTCAGGGTCACCGAATCGGTGGCCGGGGTGGCAGGGCTGTAGGTGTTCGAGGTGCTGGCCACCGTGGCCAGGCTCAGGCCGCAGGCTTGCAGCAGCGGGCCATACTTCGGCGCGGTGCCGGCGGTGCCGCTGCCGGTGGCTTCAACGCCGAAGCTCAGGCCCATCTTGCGCTGGGCCAGGATCCGCGAGCGCACCCGACCGAACGCCGGATCGACGATGCCGCGCTCAAGGATCTGCGCATCCAGCGGCGTCAGGCTGGGATCCAGCACCAGCAGGGCATCAGTGCCCGTCGGGGCCGCCGATGTCCCGTAGGTCGCCTCCAGGGCCACCATCAACAGCTGCCGTCGCGTCAGTGCCATGGTTCAGGTCAGGGAGGGCGGGAAGTTCGGTGCGATGGTCCAGGATCCAGTCGTCGTCCACCAACAGGTAGGCGCCGGGCTGATCGGGGAGGGGAGGAAGGATGCTCAAGTCAGGCTCCCAAGGCTGGTCCTGTACCTGACAGCGTAGGAAGCCCGCAAGACTCCGATCTCACCGCTCTGCGCGTCCCATTGCCGGCCGGTGGGGTAGATCGAAATCACCAAGCCCCGCAGGGTCGCATCAGCCAGCAGCAACGAATGCAGCGACACTCGGATCGGATCGGCCAGGGTGCTCAGCGGGGCACCACTGATCAGGATGTCAATGTTCACCGCGAGCGTGGTGGTCACCGTTTCGGTGGTGGTGAGGATGTCATCGCTCTCGCTTTGCGGCTCGATCACCAGGGCCGGGAGCTCCGACCTGGCCAACGCTTCCCAGCGATCACGGAACACCCTGGTGCTGATGCCAGCGGTGGGCGCCAGCACCGTTGCAATCCTGGCCAGGATCGTCTCGCTCTTGCTTGCGGTCATGGCTGCTGATCGTTGTCGGGTTTGATGTCAGGCTCTCTGCGGCGGCGCAGCTGGCCGGCGATGAGCCGCCCGGCACCTTGGATGGGGCTGGGCACCAACACACCCAGCGCCCAGTTCCAGCGGGCCTCACAAGCCTGGTACGGCGATGGCACCCGGGCCTCACACACGCCGATGTAAGCCGCGACCATGGCAGCGGTGAACCAGGTCACTTGTGCACCTCCTGACGCTCGATGGTCGGCACCAGCAGTCTGAGCTGAACGGCCTGGCCGAACGCCTGGGTCAAGATGGCCAGCACCACGCCCAGGATGACCACCTGGGCCAGACGGGCCTCGACCCGCCGCACCCGATCAAACAGGCCATCCACGTCCTTGCGTGTGCGGTCCTGGTCCTCCTTTCGTTCGATCAGCAGGCTGTGGATGTTGTTGATCTTCCCGGTTAGGTCGGTGAGCGCGATCCAGATCTCGCGGTGAGAAACGTCCTCCGGCGGCGACATGGCAGTCATGCGGTCGTGCCCTCAGTTTGGCGACAGCGCCGCCACAAAATCCGCCGGGAGCTGGCAGGCTTGCGCCACGCCGACGAACCCTGTGGTCACCTCGGCAGGGACACTCACGGCCCTGGCGATCTTCTTCCAGGCGTCCGCAAAATCGCTGACATCCCCAGACTCAGCACGGAGCAGCGCCGAAGCCAGGGCGCCAGCGGCAACCGGCGCCGAGTCGTAGGCGGCGGCAATGATCTGGTTTAAGGTGTCCGAGTTCAACGCGATGCGCTTGAACCTGGCCCAGTCGGCGGTGGTTTCGTTGACAATTTCCAGGCATTCCAGCGGCCACCACGCCTGCCCGCCTTCGGCGTAGTTGATGCAGATGTTGTAGTCGTCGCCATTGCGTTGCACTTCGCAGACCGTGGCCAGGCCATTTGTAGGAGGCTCGATGCGGCGCACCGTGGCGCCAATCTGTGGGGATTGTTGTGTCATAGGAAGGCGGTGGATGTCATGACGCGGCTTCCGGGGCCCGTGCTTGCCACGGCGCAGAACAGATTTAGCGATGGCGCCCAAGTGACGCTGGTCCACTGGTTATCCGCTGCGCTTGTTCTAGCAGTCCAGTTGATTCCATCTGGCGATGTCATCACACGGTTGCCGGAGCCGGTTGTTGACACGGCGCAAAACAGGTTCAGCGATGGCGCCCAAGTGACGCTGTTCCAGTTGTTATCCGCTGCGCTTGCTCTAGCAGTCCAGTTGATTCCATCTGGCGATGTCATCACACGGTTGCCGGTACCACTGCTTGTTGCCACGGCGCAAAACAGGTTCAGCGATGGCGCCCAAGTGACGCTTGTCCAGTTGTTATCAACGGCGCTTGTTCTTGCAGTCCAGGTGGTTCCATCTGGCGATGTCATCACCCTGTTTCCGGAGCCGGTTGTTGACACGGCGCAAAACAGGTTCAGCGATGGCGCCCAAGTGACGCTGTTCCAGTTGTTATCCGCTGCGCTTGCTCTAGCAGTCCAGTTGATTCCATCTGGCGATGTCATCACACGGTTGCCGGTGCCGTTGTTTGCCACGGCACAGAACAGATTTAGCGATGGCGCCCAGGTTACGCTTGTCCAGTTGTTATCTGCTGCGCTTGCTCTGGCAGTCCAGGTGGTTCCATCTGGCGATGTCATCACCCTGTTTCCGGAGCCGGTGTTTGCAACCGCACAAAACAGGTTCAGCGATGGCGCCCAAGTAACACTGTTCCAGCCGTTATCCGCTGCGCTTGTTCTAGCAGTCCAGTTGGTTCCATCTGGAGATGTCATCACACGATTGCCGGTGCCGCTGTTTGCCACGGCACAGAACAAGTTAAGGGATGGCGCCCAGGTGACGCTGAGCCAGCTGTTATCCGCCGCATTCGTTCTTATCTTCCAGAACCTACCAGCATCACCCGAATCGTTATAGAACACCTGCGCACCGTTTTTGTATCCAGCATAAATAGCAGGCAACAGCGACTCAGGCAGGCTTGTGTATTCCCGGCGGATTAGATAGAGCTTGCCAGAGACAGGAGAACTTAGCGCCGCGTATTCGGAAGCGGTGAGGCAAACCGTGTCTGCACCCAGCACGCCACCAGAAAGCGTCAGGCCGCTTCCCACCGTGGCCCCAGCGGCGCTGCCTGCGTTGTTGTAGACAAGCTGGTCGCTGCTCCCAGCAACAGGGCCAGCGGGGCCTGTGGCGCCTGTGGCGCCGGTATCGCCACGGGGAATGGTGAAGTTGAAAACTGCCGCGCTGCTGGTGCCCGCGTTGGTGACAACGGCGCTCGACCCAGCCGCTCCAGTGGTGACCGATCCAACGCCGATGGTGGCGGCTGTGCCGTTCGTGCCGTTCGTGCCGGTTGCGCCCGTGTCCCCGCGAGGGATGGTGAAATTGAAAACTGCCGCGCTGCTGGTGCCTGCGTTGCTAACGCTGGCGCTCGACCCTGCGGCGCCCGTGGTGACACTGCCGACGCTGACCGTGGCGGCTGCTCCGGCTGCTCCGACTGGCCCCTGCGGACCGGCGTTGCCAGCCGCCCCAGTGTCTCCACGCGGGATCGTGAAGGCCAGCACGGCGGCGCTACTGGTGCCGGCGTTGGTGACGCTGGCGGAGCTGCCTGCTGCGCCTGTGGTGACCGATCCGACGCTGATGGTCGCTGCCGCCCCTGCCGCCCCTGGCGCTCCTGCCGTTCCAGCGGGGCCGGCGGCTCCGGTGGCTCCGGTGGCCCCAGCCGGGCCCACCAAGCTGGTCGCCGCGCCCCAAGCGCCGGATGCCTTCGGGCCGTAGATGTTCCAGGCAGTCGTGTCGATGTAAACGTCGCCATTGGCGCCAGTGCCGTTTGATGGCGCACCGCTGCCGGTCAGGATCGTGGCACCGCCACTGCCGGTGGAGTAGTAAGCCAGCGCGTTCCAGGCGCTGCTCCCGTTGCCGATCTTGAGCTTGCGCGTGTCAGTCTCGAAGCCCCATTCGCCGCTGAGCAGCACAGGGTTCGCAGCGGTCCACGCTGCTGCCGTGTCGCGGCGAATGACGATACGGGCGGGGATGGTCTGGCTCATGCTCCTCCGCCGTCGTAGATGGTTCCAGCGGCCACAGCAGCGCCGCCGTCGAGGATGTAGTCGATGGCCGGATCAGGATCGGCCTTCACCAACGGCACCCGGCAGAACGCGCCATCATCGAAACGCTGCGGCTGGGTCTCCGCCTTGTAGCTGACCCCATCCACCGTCACGGTGTCGCCATAGGTCAGCCCGCCGAACTGATCGGTCCGTACGGTCAGCAGATAATCGATCACCGTCAGCTCGCCGCCGAGGATGATTTCGCTGTTTTGATCAAGGATCCCCACGCCTGAAACGGCCCCGGCGACCACAGGGACGCCGAAGCCGTTGAGGTCAAGGAAGACGGTGAGATCCTCGGTGAACATCAGCCCTCCTTTGCCTTGCGGTTGGGCTTGGGTTCAGGCGGCAGCTCGGTGGTGGCCTTGCCCAGGCGGACAAGGATCGCCGCGTCGTCGTCGCTCACGTCGTAGACGGCTCCAGCCTCAAGGGCCTGGCCGCTGGCGATGGTGTTACGGGTGACGAGGATCTTCATGTGGGAAAGGGGCGGCAGATGCCGCCCCGGTCAGGGTCGGGAGCCTGAGCCCCTATCAGCTGGTGGTTACGTCGAGGCAGGCGGCGAAACACTTGGGATCGCGCACCGCCACGTCGTAGGAGACGATGCCCCGGACGCTGGTGAGCGCCTTGGAGAAGTCGTCCTGGTCCTCGCCCACGGTGATCTCGAGGCCGTTGCCCCAGAGGCCCACCATGGCCTGGCTGTAATCGCCGATCACCACGGCCGAGCAGACGCCGGAGCTGCTGCCCTTGGTCAGGGTGGAGGGCACCTGGTTGGTGACGTAGACGGGATAACCGTTCACCACCGAAGGAGTGCCGCCCCGGCCAATGGCCAGCAGGTTGTCATTCACCAGGAAGGGACCGTCGCCAGTGGTGGAGCCACCAGCACGGAGCTTCTTCAGGTTGCCCATCACCTTGGCGTTGGTGATGTAGCTGACCGAGTTGCGGTCCACCGGCACGTTGTCGATGGTGAGCTCGGTTTCCAGGTTTACCAGCGTCTCCAGAGTGATCGCGCCGCCGTTGGCGCCGATCGCCACCGAGCCGATGCCGCTGGTCTGCATGATCCCGGTGGGCTGGCCGCTGGAGCCAGAGCCGTTGAGGATGCCCAGATCCATGGCAACGTTGATGCCGTCGATCAGGTCGGTGCGCACCAGCTGCTCAATGCCAGGGGTGGCCTGGAGCAGGGTTTGGCGGCTGTACTTGGACAGCGCAGCCAGGTTCTTCGGCGAAAGGGTCACCTGGTCGAAGGTGGACTCCGACTGGGTGATGGCAGTGGTCTGGGTGCTCAGGTAATAGGTCGAAGCCACACCGGAGCGGCGGGGAATCGCCACGTTGCCCTGCAGGCCAGGCATGGTGCGAACACCAGCGGCGAGCATCACCGAGCGGTTGCGCAGGAACTCGATGAAGTCCTGATCGAGCAGGTCGGTTTGAACCAGGTTGCCGCCGGTGCTGGCGCCGCTGGTGACGTAGGTGGCCCGGGTTAGGGCAGAGAAGGGGATGAAGAAAGCCCGCTCAGCCGAAGGGGCGCGGCCCATTGACTTCTGCACCTCGGCGCTCATCTCGCGCACCAGGCCGGCTTCGTAGGAGCTCCAATCACCAGACAGGGCGGCACGGATGCCGGCGGTGATGCTGAAGCGGCTGGTGTCGCGCTGATCCATTTCGACCGGCTTGACGGTTTCGACAGGTTTGGCGCTGATCTTCTCAAGCACCGCGGCGCGGGCTTCGTCGATGCTGCGGCCGTTTTCGATCAGGGTGGCGCCCAGATCCTTGAGGCCGTGGCGCTCAGTCAGGGCATTGATGCTGGCGATGCGGATGCGCTCGGCGTTGGCGGCTTGAGCAGCCGCTTCCGCCCGCACCGCCTCGAGGTTGAGGTTGGTGTCTTCCATGGAAGGTTGGGAAGGAGTAGGGGTCGGGGTTGCGGCTGGGGCCGCGTCATCGGTGTCGAGCTTTCGCCCGATCCCGATGGTTGGATCGGCAGGGATGCCGACCACGGACACCTCGTAGGGTTGCCACGAAGTGGCGACGAAGTTGTCGCCGCGCTCCTCCATCTGATTGATGGAGTAGCCCACCGAGACGTTTCGAAGAACGCCATCGGCGATGTCGGCCATCACTTCCTGCGCGAACGGATTGCGCGAAAACCTGACCGACGCCATGCCGCGCTTCTTCTCGCCATCCAGCCAGGCGCGCTCCACCACACCGATCACGCGGGCCGGGTCATGGTTGAACAGCACGGGGGCGCCATCAGACAGGCGGCCCAGGTCAACGGCGCCGCGCTCATGGCTGAGCACTTCGTTGCCGTAGTAGCGCTGCACCGGGTATTCACTGGAGAAGCTGAACTCCATCGTGCGGTCTTCAGCGCTGATCACCACGCCATCAAGCGACGCCGCGCGGCGATGGGTCTGGCCCTCCAGATCACGCATCAAGTCCATCGCTCATCCCATCTTGGTTCAGGCTATCGACTCCGACCGTCTCACCTTCAACAGTGTCTTCGGTGTTTTCGGTGGCCGGATCGGTCGGCTCGACATAGCCGGCCTGGTCATCGTCGGCCGGGTTGGTGTCAAACTGCAGCTCCAGCTCCTGAGCCCGATCCACCTCGGCCTTGCGCGCCAGCAGCAACTCCTCGAGGTCGCCGCCTTGCTCGGCCACCACTTGGGCCTGGGTCTTGGTGCCGGAGCGAATGGCCATCTTGTCGGCCTCCGCGTCCTTGAGCGGGTCGATGTAGGCCCAGCCCCGGCCCATCCACCGGCAAGCGCAGAAGCGATCCGGCGCCAGGTCATAGCCCGGCAGGCTCAGGACGCCGCTTAGCACTGCGGCCTCCAGCCAGCGCTCGAAGACTGGAGTGAGCAGCTCATCGATCAGGTACTGCTGCAGCACCTTCCAGCCGTCGCGGTCCTCGATCTGCGCCAGGCGGCTGCTGCTGTAGTTGCTCTGGCTGTAATCGCCCGACAGGGCCGCATAGTTCACGCCCACACCCGAAGCAAACGCCCGCAGCATGCCGCGCACGAACGGCTCCAGCTGACCATCCGGTGCGTTGATCTGCGGCACCTCCACCGACTGGCCGGGGAACAGCGTCTTGAACATGCCCGGCTCGAAGGTGGTGACATGCTCGCCGTCGATCACCTCTTCCCCGTAGGTTTCGCCCGCGCCTTCGGGGCTGGTGATGAACCCCATCAACGCCGACGCCG